GGGAATTCGAGTTTCATTGACTACATATTATTCAGAAGTGAACAATATGAGTTGAAACCGGCCGAGGATAAGCTTGAACCAAAGGACATTGTCCTTAGGAAGCTTACTTCAATCCCTGATAAAGGGAACAAGAGCCGTGTTATCGCGATTTGCGATATATGGACCCAAGCTGTTTTGAAACCTGTTGAAGAACAGGTTATACGTGCTACACAATTTCTCTACGGAGAAAAGTGTGCGTTTTTCGGACACACACAAGGATGGGACAGAATCACATCCTTGCCAGAGAGTACACAGTCACGTCTGGTATCACTTGATGCCGAGAAGTGGACTGATTACCTTCCATCTTCGCTACAATTAATTGTTATGCGAAGAATATTTGGTCAACCAATTGCGCTAGCCTGGAAAGGTCTAGCGGTTGATTGTCCATGGAAACTTGGCTCGTCCCATAGGTATGTTACCTATGGCCGAGGTCAAGGTATGGGTACTAAAGGAAGTTTCGCAATTGCGCAACTTACCAATCTCTTATTCATAGAGTTTCTCCTCGAGAAACACTATGGTTGTGACCATTCACTCTACTTCATTGAAGTAGGAGATGATATGGTAATCGAAGATCCAGAATTCTTGTTACGACAAGAATTTGAGGAAATCGGAGTTCCGATAAACGCTGGAAAATCAAAGCACTCGACAGATGAAGGATCATTTGTTGAGTTCGTTAGTCGAAATATGTGGAATAGTGTGGATTACAGTGTAATCTCACCTAGACTCACATTATTATTTCGACGAAATCCATTCTATCTATTAACATATCTTAGACATCTTAATGAAAGATGTCTAGATAAGTTTACCTTTGATGAACTCATTGAGTTCCATAAGGAAAATACTAACAGGAATATACATGTTGAAAAAGTAAAATACTTATCACACATATTTTCTGTCATCGATAATTCCAACACTGTTGAAATTAGAGATGTAACTTATGTGGGAGATCCCAAGAAGTTTCTTCTTAATTTCTTCCACAGAGTTATCTGTCAGTTAATAGTAGACTACGTAGCGATCGCTAACGATCGTGATACGCAGGTGCAAATTGCTAGACGTAACAATTACGTCGATCAACTTAAGCTCCAGGATACCCAAGACGGTAAAACCGACTTTTGGGCGTTTGCTTTATCAAAGGATATGGATCCTGAGATGTTGCAATTCCTATTCGTTGGTGTGAAATTTTCACACAAAGAAGAGGAAGCAAAAGCAAGTGGTATCGAATTTACTAAACACGATAACACCTTGAACACCTTCCTAGAGCCACTCTCTGATGGTAACAATATCATTAATCCTGACTTCTTACATCGCCTGTTCACCCTCTATGAGGGTCATCAGGCTGTTAAGATGAGGAAGAGGACTATAGCCCGCTTAGGGCTTAGTGAGGGTGCTAATCACAGATCAGCACTCCGTCTCTTTGAATTGTTAAACAGTTGCTTTGTAGA